CTGGTGTATCAACAACACCAAGACTCGTATCAAAAGAACCAGCCTCTCCACCAAAGACTTGAACAGCTTGTGTGTTGGGAAAATACTTCTTTGCAAAAACTTTATAATCCTCTGAAGTAACACAACGGCCTTGAGAAGCATAATCCAAAGGAGCATTATACTTTATAGATGAAAGACTTTCTGGAGCTGCGCCAGCAGATGCAATAGCTGATGTTGCGACTGATATATCCGTAACACTTGCAATTGCTGCAGCATTTGAAAATAATGTTGCTCCGTTAGCTGCAGCTTTATTAGATACGACATATGTAAGTATAACAATATTGTCATCAGAAAGAGCAGTACCTATAATACCGTCACCAAAATATATTTCAAATAATCCAGCCTCAACTTCCTGTAAAAAGTAAACATTACTTCCACCGGCCACTTGAGTTATATCCGTTGCTTCTGTAAATGTGTTGGAAGATGAATCTGTAGATGATGTTTGAACTTTGACAATTAAAGTACTGGTATCTGCTCTGTTATCAGTAAGAACAAATCTCTGATCTATATCAGAAGAGTCCACAGTATATCTTGTTGTTATAAATGTACCTTCATAGATATCAATACCAACAAAAGGAATAGTGTTACCAGTATTAGATTTTGTTACATCCGTAATGGTTGAAAATTGATAAGACACATCATTCACAGTAGTATTAAAAACAGTACCAGAAGACATTGTCGCAGTAGTGTCATTTGTATTAAGAGTAACATCCACCGTTGCCTTTGCAGCACGAGCGGAAGTTGGTACATACCCCAATGTCTTTGCGTGAGAAACAATACTTGATCTTAATGATGCACTGTCTAAAAACATTTCGTTAGCTAACATATTTGCGTTGAAGCCAAGATAATGAGTATTGTATGCTAGAACATCTAACAATGCACTCATACCAGAACCCTCAAAATCATAATCGGTAAATTCAGTTTGAGCACCTAGAAATGTTTTAAGATTATCCTTAACATCATCAAAATCAAATTCTGTAACTTCTAATCTTTTATTGTTTGTTGCCATTATCGTAATACCTCTAGAAATACTGTTAAGTCAACAAGCTCTGTAGGTGTGTTAACAACAAAGAACTCTATCGTCACTTCATATTCATTACGATCTATATGTGGATCAGTCCTAACACTAATAAGATTAACCCTTGGTTCAAAATTCTCAATAACATCCTCTATTTTTTTTGCAAGAACAAAGGCTGAAATATAACTCATATCTTCAAATAGTAAACCCCTAATACCAGAACCAATTTCTGGATGAAAGGGTTTCTCATAATTGTTTAATAAAATAAGATTACGTACAGACCTTTTAACAGCCGCAATATCAGTAACCTTTCTGACATCCTTAGAGCCTTGAGTCTTTGCAAAGAACAAATCTAAATCTCTATATTGCCGCACATTACGATCTATGTCATTTTGACCTTGTGCATCAGTATATGCGGTTGGTGTAGCCATTAAGTAGGACTCCTGTTATGTTTATTTATAAGGAAAACTATGAAGTTTGTTTTATTATAAACTTTTCATTTCTCCATTTTTCTTTTGCGTTCACACGAATGAATGGTTTATCCTTTTCACCCTTATTTGGGTTAGGTATTGTTAACATAACATTTTTACCAGAGTTAAAAGCTTTAGTTTGGTTGATTACACGTTGCATACCACTCATTTCTCTACGACCAGCTTTAACACTCCACGCTGAAACATTATTTCTTTCACCCTTGGATGTTGAAGATTCTCTTGATTTCTTTCCCATAATATGGATTCCTTTTAATATAATTGTATTTATACAGTTTATGCAACCTTAACATTTGGGTTATAAGAAGAATGGTATCTGTACCTTACAATTATGCTATCGTATTTTTCTGATGTTTTTTGCGTAACAACTATATTCTTACCAGAGTTAGTATACGTTTCTCTTTTAAATGCTTGACCTTTAGATATAAGTGCAGCTGGAAAAACAGGTCTTTCTAAGATTACAGTTTCACCAGCCACTGTACCCGTTAATATGCCTGTAACAGAAGCTATTACACTTGGTGTATATTTTAAAGTTATAGAATAACTTGAAAAAATTTCAGTTATATTTACTGGCCTAGAAGAAAACCCTGATGGAGCAACATTTGCAGTTACGGATTGCTTAGGTGTAGTTAATGCTTTTGTTATTGAACTACCATTAGGAGAAGAAAAATTAACATTTTGTTTTTCTATAGCAGTGGCATAATATGAACCTAAAGATGCATCTAAATCTGGATTATCTATGAGGTCTAATTCATAATTTTCTTTTGCTTCATTAATAGCATTAATTCTATTTCCCAACATAATAAGATTTGTTGCAGATGAAGCAAAACTTTCAACTGATCCATTTTTTAATGCTAACAAAACTCTTGTTGCTTGTTTAAATGTTTCTAATGCAGCTCCTGCCTCTGCTGCAGAAATTGCATCTTGCGTAGCAACAATATTAGGAATACCAGAAGCATCTATAGAAGTTCCATTTTCAGATGAATTTTCTGCAGCTGTAACTGTTTGTTCCCAATCAGGATGGTAATCATCATCTTCAATAATAGCAGGTTCAAATTTACTCTTGGCATCAGCTAATGCAGCGTTTCTTGCTGCGCCAACTGCAAGACCAACAGCACTATTTAATAAAGACCGTAAACTTACATTACCAGAAAGAAGAGATGCTGGATTGATACCAAATTTAGAAAATTGAGAAAAGGCTGCTCTCAGGTCAGCAGCTATTTTGGCCAACCAAGTTGTTGGTTTTGGTACAAGAAAACTTTTGTTTGCTTCACCTACTCCGTCCCAAATATCAAAAGCTACAACTTTAGTATCATTTGGATTTATCCATTTTCCATTTGCATCTACTGCCATTTTATTATCCTATCCTCCTGCAAAAACATTTTCGCTACCTGATGCAACTTTGGTACATGCAGTAATATCATCACCTATTCTACCACAACCCTTATCATTAATAATAACTGTAAGAGAACCAATTTTAATAGGTTTCTTGTGATTTGGGCAAGGCACTGGTGTTTTTTTGTGTATTGTATTTTTATCACCTTCTCTACTTATTCCAATTCCATTAACAAATACATTATCTGAACATTCATCCCTTCTTGGTACACTGCAATGTATTAAATCAACATCAACCGAATCTCCTCTACAAACTGCCGGCATTTGTATTCTCCTGAGTTATTAATTTTTGTAGTTTAAAGTTCCACAAAGCAAACTCCCTATGTTCTTCTTCTGTATGTCCGTCACCATCAACATGAAAATCTCCAGCTGGCGGATGATGATGATTTTCTCCTACCGCATCACCCACTATGTTATCAAAAGGTATCCTTCCACCATCTTCATCTAATAGAACATCTGTCGTTCCTGTCTCTAATCTAACGAATGGCCCTATATGATCATCTCCCTCTACAAGTTCTAATACCAAATGATTTTCTAATCCATCTGCAAAATCTTCTGGTACTAATCTATCTACACCTTCTGCAATTTCCATTATAAGGTTATCACCAGCATTAGCAGAAGAACCATCTGTTCCGTCTAATACAATAACTGTCTCTAATCCAACTTCATCTTCAACAGCAACATTATCTATTACTGTAGAACTTGGCTCTAATAATATTTCGTTTGCTTGTTCTTCTGTACCAACATCTGGTAAAAAACTAATAACGTGTCTCAATGTTGCCAGAGGTATATCATCATAATCAGTATAAGTTGTTATTACTCCAGATGTATCTACTATTTTAAAAGCGTGTGCCATCAAAGATATCCAGAATCCAAATCTTCTGGATCAAGATATCCAGAATTCAAATTTAAAATATCAACAGCTGGGTTCAATTCAATTTGTAATGAAGCAGTAGGAGTACCACCACCAGAACGAATCTGAACCACAGTTCCAGCAAGGACATCAAAAGCATCTCCAGCATGTATTTCTGTAAAAGTTTGAGAATCCATATCGATATTTAATTCTGATTCTATTATCATAGCAGTTTTAGATTTCATTATATATGCTGTACCAGACTGAATAGATACAATACCACTAACAGTTTTAACTACATAATCTTCATCTATTGTTATTGCCATAGCAGAATCCCCTGTAAAACTAATATCACCAGAAACAATATGCCGTTGTTCTCCTCCTACAGTATGAGTTTCATCTCCTACTATAGTTAGAATATACTCACCATCACCAGAACCAGCTTTAGATTTAGGGCCTACTGAACCGATGTAATCTCCTGCAATATCAAATCCATAATTTCCTCTTATCTCCTCCATAAGATTTCCACCACCATCTTTAGCACCAATCTTTGTTCGAACATTGCCTCCTATTTTCATGGAATAATCTCCACCAACCTCTAAATGGTAATCTCCTGTAATTAATTCTCGTACTGTACCATTAGTTGTAATGTTAATATTTCCGTTAACAAATAAATTAGAAGCACCAACAATAATTTCATAGTTGTCTCCTATAACTTTAACAACCTTATCACCATTAGCATGTAATTCTTCAAATGTCCCAGACATATGTTGAGTCATTAATCTTTCTGCGCCTGGGCTATCATCTATCTCATGTATGTGACCTGATTCACTTTCGTGTACATGGTTGTATGGATATTGAGATGTTACATAAGGTGATGCCGTTTCTGGTGAACCTTTAGGATGAGGCTCTTCCCAAAACCCTCTTTTCTCTGGAGAAGATTTTGAAGGATCAACTTGATCTAAAAATGGAGCAATTGATGTAGGTACACCATTACCTGTTTTCGTTACACCATCCTTTGGATCAACAAATCCATCAGGATCACCATGTAATCTCATAAGTCTACGATTGATTAATGATTGATGAGTTTCCGAAGCTTCACCTTGAGCAAGTCTATTGGTATCTGTCTCTGCGTACCTATGACCAGATTTCATTTTATACGTATTACCATCGACAGGGTAAGGGCCATATGCAGGATCATATGCGTAATTTGGTTGCTTGGATTTCTTTCCTCTAGGATCATTAAATCCTTCCTTTGGATCAGCAGGCTGAATAGGACTGCCTGGTAAAGAACCTATAATGATAGGTTGCTGTCTTTCTACAGCATCTCTAAAGAATCCTATTACATAAGAACCCTCAACAAGAAAGGATGGACTATTGCCCATCCCATGCATTGCTGGGTCTGTCACTGGATGCATAACATGCGCCCATGGTAAATCACCTGTAGGTAAATCTACAACACTATCTGAATGAAAACCAACACAACGAACCCGAACTCTTCCTAGAGCTTCAGGATCATTACGATCTTCAACTACACCTGTAAACCATACAAACCCGTCAAGGCCCATAAAATAACTTTGATCTGCCATACTAATCCTCACATATATTTATATGAGTATTTATAAGGATTAGTGTAGGTCTGGGTCACGCCCCATTAGTTTAGATTCCTGCTTATACGATTCAATTTCGTATGGCGTGTTTGGATTATCGATACGCAGATGTTCTAAGACTTCATACGCATCTTTTTCATCCAAATTATCAGCTAGTATTGATTTATTAATAACTCTATACTTTGTCATGGTTAATATTTAGACAAAAAGATATTAGAATAACTCTGATTCAGAGGCATATTCAAGTCCAAGAGGAGTTTTAATTTCAAAAAAGATAGAATCCTTGTGCTTATCGCGTACAGGAACGTACATCTTCTTCTTCTTAGACCAATAAGTAACTGATCCATCCTCCAACTTAACGTCATCATACGAGTCAGAATCAACTGCTGATAACTCACCCTTAAACGTATCACCAATGTCATTCACGAATGATACAGTCTTACCAATTTCTAGTTTCATAATAATAGTTTCCTTTGTTTCATTATATTAATACTATAACATACTAATTATACTTTGTCAACAAAAAAATGAGCTTATTTTTAAGTTTTTTAATGTAATGTTGTGGGGGAGTTGAGCTCACGTTCCATAATGGCACGAAGCTTAGGTATGGTGTTAATAGCTGCTTGAGTAATCTTTTCAACATCTTTGTCATCCTTTAGAATAACAGTGTAAAGAGAAAGAGCAATCTTAATCAATATCGCAGACGTTATCACAACATCCTTCTGATTTGAGGTATAAGCTTCAAGCTCATTCCAAAGTATATTTTCAATTATAGACGATCTTTTAAGGTCTTCATCAGTAGCCTCGATAGCTTCAAATTGCTTTAACTTTTTAATTTTTTTCACCAAAGATTCGATCCCATCCTTCTTTGTATTGTGGAGTTATTGTTTTACCAGCAATACCATTACCCTGTGATTCTTGCTGTTGGTTATATAACATTTTCTTACCTCGCGTAACTGCTGCTTGAGTTTCCTTCACATACTGACCAGCAGCTGCGTTCCCCGCTGGAGTATTAATATCAATGTGTTTTGGCATCACAATGGTACTGGCACCGTTCTTCATAAATCCATCATCAGAAATTCTACCACCTTGCTTCTGTTGCCATTTATGATCGACTCTTTTAATTAAGGAACCATCAGCTGCTTGCCGAGTAATAGTTCCTTCACCATCATTAGATATAAACTTGAGTCCACCGTTATCATCTTTACCTTTAGTCACTTTTTCTTTCCTTTCATTTGCTAACATTAAAGTTCTTGCTTCCAACCATTTCTTTTTGGATGAACGCCACCGTTTTCAGCTCTCTCTTTTGCAGCTTGATTCCGTATTGCTAGCATCTCTGCAGCTTGTTTCTTATACTCTGGTGAGTCAGGATCATTCAAAGGATTTTTACGTATGCCCGCTAGTTCCTTCCAATCAAAGTGAATAGGTATATCTTCACTCTGAATACCCAATACCCATTCCTTTAATTCATAGGATGTATTATGTATTTCATTATAGTAACCCAATTGCTCTATTAGAAAATCCTGTTTCCAAGCTTTTGAGTTCAATTCATTCTGCTCTTCTGCAGCTGCGAGCTCTTCTTCTGGAGGTAACTCTTCTTCAATATTAAGCATTGAATTGATTTCTTCATCCGTAAGACCA